TTCCTTATGATGGCTTAGTCGTCAGTGGTGCATCCGTCCTTCCTTCTTTAATCGCTACCGTATACAGCACCTTGCTGTACACGAAGCGACATAAGGAGGATGATGTGTGGTCTGCTTGGACTAGTGCTGATGTTATCAAGCCACCTTCTTTTGGTACCGGCGGTTTTACTCGTCTGTACTCTGGTGGTTTGTATACTAACCCTAGTCCCGCCTCACCTAATTCTGGTTTTGGACTTGCTAGGCATCATGATCCCGTTTCAGGGCTTTACAACCCCTGGGACGATGACTTTTTGCTTCACAAGTTTAGCCAGTCCTCCAAGTTTATACTGCCGAATACTGTCGGTCTCCTTGCCTCTACAGGTAAGGATGCCGTCGATTCTGCATTCGCTGCGCTCAATATGAATAATCTTGAGAACATCGGTGACTTGGCGGAGCTTCGGAAATTCCTTGAGCCCCTTAAGACTGCCGCGCTTCTTGCGCGCTGTCTACAAAAGGGCGATTGGGTCGAAGCTGGTGTGACGCTGTTAGACTTACTCACAAGCGTGTACCTACTTTACAAGTATGGTATTGTCACTAGTCTTAGTGATGCTTATGAGTTCGTACGTGAGATTGGCCCAGTGATCGATGCGATTCGCCATGCTAACTACTTTAAAAGAGTGGTTGGGCATGGTAGCATGATCTATGAGGTTCCTGAGCACCCCGCTGTGAAACATAGCGGAGTGGTGGTCTATGCACGCACAAAATGCGATTTCTCCTTCACGGAGAATGGCGTTTTGGGCGCACTATTACCAGTCAAGGCGCTAGGCTTATTGCCTACGCTTGCAAATCTCTGGGACACTCGTTGGCTCAGTTTTGTTCTTGACTGGGTGACCGGCCTTGGGGACAAGTTTGGTATCATTGACGGACAAATTCAGGCTTTATGCCTGGATGTCAATGGTTCCACGTCTAGCCTCAAGGTAAGTTGGGATATACCGCCCGAGTTCCTTATGGGATTCGGTTTAACGGTTATCTCCGCACCCAGATGCGTTCATTATGAGCGTATCGTGGACCCCAATCACCCCTCTATGTCTCCGTCGGTGTGGGATTTAACTCCCCCCAGCGGTATCAAGTGGGATATTGGTATCTCTTTGGCGTGGCAGTTCATTCGAGCTGCTGCTTAGTGTGCAACGAAAGGTTGACACATGTCTACTCGAACAATCACCAATGTTGACACCTCTTTGACAGAGTCTGTCACGATTCATACCATCGATCGCTCAAATTGGGTTTTCGATGGCACAAAAGATATCGCAGGCGGTAAAATTTCCACCTGGAATCTCCGTGCAGACTACCCCTTATGGCCAGCGGTACTCACTGTGAAGTGGTACCCCCAGCCCTCTGGTGGTGTCAAGTGGGTCTACACCCTGACTACGCGTGCAATTGAATTGGACGCGGACTCAGAAGTGGTTGGCGACTTTGAACAAATTGCATCGATTACTTTTGATGCCCCGGCGAGTGCCGGGCTCTGGGGTGGCGCCGCAAGTATGGGCGTTCTCCTCGAGAATCTGTTCTCTGTTCTCTTTTCAGACGTCGCAGCCGGCGTCCCCAACTACGCTACACTTGTTGACGCTAGCAGCAATATCCGTTCTATTGGATAGTATCGGCTTATTGCCGGTATGCTGCCGCGTGCAATGGTGTCTTGTCGTGGGGGTCGAACGTATGGCGTTGAGCTACCACGTGGCCTATCGGCCACAACTCAACTTTATGCCAACGCTTGGCTCGCTCTCCTTGGTGACTCACCCCTGGGGTTCAAACCTCTACCTACCATTCACAGGTTTGCTGCTGATTTGGCAGCGGACTATGATGGCATCGCCAAGCGGTTCAGCGAATTAGCTGACCTACTTATGCGATGTGTAGAATATGACTCTAACGGGGCCGTTATCTTCGAAGCAGACATTCTCCTTTACAAGGAGACACCTGTTTTCTTCGAAGCGTTACGATTTAAGAAACAACGCAATCCTGAGGTTCTAAGGTACCTGTTAAGCTTCCTGAATTTTGGGAAGCGGGCACCTTTGGTAACCCCGGAATTGGCCGACCGCGCCTTGTGCGCCTGGAAGGCAGTTGAATCTCGAATTTCTGACGTCAAATTGACGGAGGAGACGGATGATCTAGCATTCGTGCTGGATCATCTCCTGAGTGGGTTCGACCATATACCGTTGCCATCACATGGCGGTGGTCGTGTCGCAACCCGCGGAATCCAATCTCCCATGGAGAAGCACCTAGATATGGTCTATAATTGGCCAATCGATAGTGTCTTCTTCCGCTGGGATAGGAGGTTCGACCATTCTGACGATGCCATCCCTGATGCCTCGAAAGGGGCTTGGGGTATGGCGTTCGACGTTGGTCGGAGACGCGCTCGACTTAACTTTGTTTACAAGACACGATTCACGATGCGCTCCGTTTGTTTGGAGCCACCTGAATGTCAGTGGGGTCAGCAAAGTGTTCGTATCTCACTTGAGCGAGCAATCAGAGAATCTGTTGCATACCGATTTATACGGTTGCAAGATCAAGCCCACAACGCTGAAGCTGCGAAAGCAGGCTCTGCGTTAGGACATCTCGATACTATCGATTTGTCTTCGGCTTCTGATTCTCTAGGCGTTCAATTGGTGCGCAAGTACTTCCCCCGTAAGGTAAGGAAGTTCTTGTTAGCCACGAGGTCCAAAGGTGTCGAATTGCCTGATGGGACATGTGTCTCTGTCAGTAAATTCGCTCCAATGGGGAGTGCGACGTGCTTCCCTGTCCAGTCATTGTTCTATCTGGCTGTAGCACTATTGTGCTACTACAGGTGGTACACGGGCGGGGAAGCATTCTCCGAATCCCGTTTCCGCGATATGCTTCGGATCATAAATGATGATCCTTGGAATTGCGTAGACGGTCTAGGAGCGCTAAGAGTTTACGGTGACGACATTGTCTGCGATACGAGGATTACAATTCGTATCGTGGATATGTTGACCAAGCTCGGGTTTATAATAAACTCGAGTAAGTCTTTCGTTTCCGCACAATGGTTTCGTGAGAGCTGTGGAGGTTACTATTTCCACGGCGCTGACGTTACCCCTTTTAGTTTGAAGTTGCCGATAGTTGGTAACTATCTTGACCCCAAAATCGCTGACGGCCTTCTCACTGCGAGCAATCGCTTGCATGAGGTAGGTTACGGGAACACACGTGCGTACCTGTTAAAGGTATTGCATATGTGGAAGCTGGACGGTAGTGATACCGTTCCGCATCCCCTTCGTTACGGTTCTGGTGGCCTTGATGGCGACCGATGGATTGGTGGCTTCACTCGCACGAGGTTGTATAAACCTGGTTCGACACGTACTGAGAGCACTTGTAATCGCTATCAGCGTGATGAGGAGCGTGTGCTTGTGACGAGGACGTC